GTTTAATATACCCACTAAAAAGAATAGTAAGTTAAAGTTTTGGTTAGGTACAGGATTGGGCTTAGGTTTAGGATATTTAATATTCAAATAATATGGCAATCATTAAAAAGAAAAAAGTATATAAGAAAGTAAGCATACGCTCTACTGCAATTAAGAATGGTTACAAATCAGGATTAGAAGATGTAGTAGCTCATCAGATAGAATCTAAAGGCTTAGAGGTTAACTACGAGATAGAGAAGATTAAGTACGTTATACCGTTATCTAATCACACATACACCCCAGACTTCAAGCTGCCTAATGGAATCTTTGTAGAAACTAAAGGAAGATTCATGCCTGAAGACAGAAAGAAGCAATTATTAGTGCAGTTCCAAAGACCTGATTTAGACATTAGATTTGTATTTAGCTCATCTAAGGCTAAGATAAGTAAAGGATCTAAAACATCTTACGGTGATTGGTGTACTAAGAATGGATTTAAATATGCAGATAAGTTAATCCCTGAATCTTGGTTTAATGAAGAGCACCAATAAACTTACTAGCAACCACGTTTTCGTAGATAAGTTCGGAACATTTAAATTCATATATGATTTTTATGGAGAAATAAATGGCGTATACGAGTTTGATAGAATACTAGAATTTTACACAATAGAAAATAAAGACGAAGACCAAGACGATAACTATTATGATGATGAATAATGAAGAAGAAGAGCAAACTGCATACTTAGATATTACATTATTTAAGGATGGAGAATGCGTTATTGAGCTTTCAGATAACGGTAAGTTAGCTAATTTAGTGGCTGAAGGAATTATAAATGATGATAAACTATTTGCATTCTTTGCGAATGTATTAATGAATTACCAATTAAAACTGAGTAGTGGTAATAATAACACCAATGATTACAACAAGTAAAAATTATTATGGGAAAATTCACACACGTTAAAAAGAGAGCTATCAATCTATACAGAGATATAGAAGATCCTACTTCACAAACATTTACTTTCTGGTCTAAACAGATAGCAGGTGAATGCGATGTTGAGTATGATGATAACTTCAGAAAAAGACTTTACGAATGGGTTAACTATCATGACTACGATGATAACGACTTGGATAACATGACTGACACAGACACGAATCAATACACTAGTTTAGGTACTAAAGGATTGTCAGCATTAAAAGAAAACGGTCAGATAATGTCAATAGATGAGTACTGCACTAGTTACGGTATCCCAAGAGGACACGTTAAAACCTATAAGTTAGTTACTCATACAGGAGTACCTTACTACAATATTGCGTCTTCAAATGTAGAGGGTAGTTTAGATATTTTTAATGAGGAGTTTATTGATATGTTCATAGCTAAGATAGCTGATTATGTCCCAGTATACCCTAACTACTTAAGAGGAGGTAAATCTTATAAGGATACAGATGATGAGAACTTGATGGTTATTGACTCTGCTGATATACATATGGGTAAGCTCGCCTTAGCATACGAATCTAGTGAGGAGTATAACATAGAGATTGCAACACAAAGAGTAATAGAAGGATTCCATGGCATCCTAAACAAAGCGAAGAACTTTGATATTAATAAGATAGTATTAGTAATAGGTAATGATGTGTTACACTTTGATAACGCAAGGACCACTACTACTTCAGGGACATTCCAAGATAGCTGCACAAGTCTTCCTAATGCGTTTAATGTAGCGTTAGAATTATACATTAAGCTAGTTGAGAGCGTAATGGATACTTATGATGTAGATGTCATATATAACCCAAGTAACCATGATTATATGTCAGGATGGATGTTAGCTAGGTCGCTAGAGTGTTGGTTCAGAACGTGTGATAACATTACGTTTGATACTACTATGAATCACAGAAAGTATTATCAGTACGGAGTTAATATGATTTGTACAAGTCATGGTGATGGAGCTAAGATGGATAATATGCCAATGTTGATGGCTCACGAAGCTCCTATGATGTGGGCTACCACTAAGTACAGATACGTTTACCTTCACCATATACACCACAAACAAGTAACTAAATTCCAATCAGCTAAGGATTACATAGGAGTTACTGTAGAGTACTTAAGAAGTCCTTCATCAAGTGATCGCTGGCACTCAGATAATGGGTATGTAGGAGCTAAGAAGGCTATTGAAGCATTTATTCATAGCAAGTTGTATGGTCAGATTGCAAGGATTACTCACTTGTTCTAATTTAGATTCATTATAAATAGCAGAAATATTTTGTAAAGTTAAATATTAAATATAATTTTACTCCTGTTAACAAGGGAGGGTGACTACTTTGATTTGCGGGACTCAAACAGTTGCTCTCCCTTTTATAATTTAAAACTAAACATATAATCAATAACATGAAAACAGAACAGGAATGGATTGACGAAGTAATGGATGAGTTCGATTACGACAGAGTACAAAAGGTAATGGAGTTCCTTGATTGGACATGGATTAGTGTAGATGGTACACTAACTATATCTGATTTAAAAAGGAGAACAAGGAAAATGTTATCAGAATCTATTGTTAATTGTCAGATTGCTAAGTCTAATTATACATCAAGTACAGGAGGATTTACAGTTGAAGTAGAATGGGATAAAGTATTAGGAGGTATAGATTGTGTAGAGCTAAGGTTTGTATTAGAACATTCATTAATATTTAATAATTAAGATATGAAAATTAAAGAAGTAGAAGATAATTCAATTGTTAATGATATTGATTTGTGGGATAATGAAATTGTAGTAAATGATAATGGTTTAAAATACATTAAAAGAGATGGAGTTAGAGTGTTTGAAACAGGTAGTGTCAGATCATTAAATGATGGTAGGGAAAGGTATGATTTAATCCCTCAGTTAGCATTAGATGTTGCGGCTAAGATTTTTGGTAAAAATATAGGTCAATTTGGTTCTGGTAATCATATGGAATATTGTATCCCTGAAAAGGCTTGTCTTGAGTCATTAAAAAGACACTTAGCTGCTTATACACGCTCTTTAGAAGGATATGAGAACACTAATGAAGATGATGCAGGTTCTATATTGACTAATGCATTGATGCTTGTACACACTATTGAAATGAAGAAAATAGGATTATATAAAATAAAGTATGGAAAAGATATATAGTATATATTGTATTGAGAATAAAATTAATAATAGAAAATATATAGGATGCTCTAGTGTAGTTGACAAAAGAATTGGTCAGCATTTTATAGATTTAAAAGGTGGGTATCATCATAATGAGTTATTATCTTTTGATTTTAATTTATATGGAGAAAATAATTTTAAACATTATATTTTAGAAACCTTTATAGATGGGAATAAAGTTTCTATTGAGGGTAATTATATTAACCAATTAGGAAGTTTCGAATTAACTGGTGGTTATAATTTAGATTATTTTGATATAATTAAAAACGCTTTTATAAAAAGTAAAATTACGAGTAATAAATTATCTGTTGTTCAAAAATACAATAATCAAAAAGAACCAAATAAACATTTATTAGAGAGAAATTTAACTTTTAGTAAGCCTTTAATATTTATTAATTTAGATACAGGTAAATCTAAATATTATGAATCAATAGCTAAATGTTCTAATACTGAGATGGTATCAAAAACATCTATATGTAGAATGGTAAATAATTTTCCAATGGTTAGTAAGAATAAGAAATTTATTTATTCAGTAATAAGTTATAATGATTTTATTAATAACTATAGCTCTAATTTAGAATATGTATTGAATATAACAAAAAAGATTAGTGATGATAAATTCATAAAAAACAATAAAGAAATAGTTTTATCAAATAATAAAGTTGTAAAGTATGATATTAATGGTAATTATTTAAGTACTTTTGAAAATATTAAAGACGCTGCGATTGAATTAAATTTGTCTTATAAAAATATTCATCAAGTAGCGTCTTATAAAAGAAATAAATGTGGAGGTTTTGTTTATAAATATGCTGATTCAAAAAAAGATAAATTCTATAAAGAACTTAACCTACCTAATCGTAAAAAAGCAGGAGAATCAGTTTCAAGAAAAGTAATAAATACAATAACAGGAGAAATTTGGCAGAGTATCTATGATGCATCTCTGTTTAATAATATAGGATATAGTGCATTAAAGATGCAAATTAGAAATAAAAATAAAAATATTTCTGGACTTCAATATTTAGATGTATAGATGAAGAAACTAACTAAGATACAAGTCGAACTATTTAAAAAGTTTGTAGATATTTTTGATGTAGAAGTAGTTTATAACGGAAAAGTTCTTACATTTGAAGATGCTATGATAGTTTTAGAAGGAGATAGACCTAATGATAAGACTATAGATGAGCGAAGGAAAGACTTCATAGCTACTTTAGCACCTTATGTAGAAGAATACGGAGCAGATATGATTAACTCTTTCTATAAATACTGGGCTAAAATAGAGAATAATAAATTAAAGTTTGAAACTCATGGTGATTCTTGGACATTAAAGCTTAGATTAGCGAAGTGGAATAGTAATGGTGAAGAGAGATTAAGAGAGAACTATATTAAAGAAGTAAGTAAAAGGTTTTAAATATGTCTAATATCATTAAAAACAAAAAGTATTTTAGGGTTAAAGAGTTTACTCAAGAGATATATGATTCTCAGCATGAAACATTTGCTAAAGGATGGTCATGTGGATGGGATACTGGAGATGACATTATTAGCTTTAAAGAAGGTCATTCTACTTATATATATGCTCATCCCGGTGAAGGTAAGACAGTATTTATAACTGAATCACTTGTTCACTTAGCTAAGAATGAAAAGAAAGTAGTATGTATTTACTCACCAGAAACAGGTAAGAGAAAGGA